CTGCTGCCGTGCCGTCCTTGACAGGAGGAGGATGTTATGAGTTTTGAAGACGCACTTGAAAAGCTCTTGTCTCTGGGCATCTATAAATGTCTCGCAGAACGAGTTTTGAGAACTGTTTGCAAAACAGGAAGAAGCATGGACGTTATGGTAGGGAACGAGATTTATTGTATCAATGCGGTATATTCGGGTGAGAGACGCGAGGATACGAAATTCTGGGGACTTGCTACAAGCAACTATACTTTCGATGTGGGGAGAGTTTGACATGACCAGACGGAAAGTGATTTTCTGGAACGATCTGAATGACAGCTATATCGTTTCCGAGGAATATAACGGCGACAAGGCTGAAATGGAACGCTTCGGCCTTGGAGCCTGCGACCATACTTGGCCTGAGTTTATGGAGGCTATGAGCAGTGTGAGCAACATGGCGGACTTCCTCAAGGTGATCTCCTACATCACTGCCAGTTACCATGCTACTGTCAATGGCGTACCTCTCCCGGAGCAGGCCAATAACCTGCCTGGGTCACGGCTGAATGTCGCCCATAGCCATAAGGAGCTGTATAACTTAGTTGGCGACATGGATGAGGTGTGGGAGGTCAAGCGGAATATCTCTGGCGCTCATCTGCTGGACGTGTCCACCATCGCTCCCAAGCCCAAGCAGGTCTGGGACGGAAAGGAAGTCATAGATGAGGATGACTTCGACTACGCCACCGCAAAGCCCGGTGACTTTGTGACTCAGGCCGTAGTGGACAATGCAATGGATTGTCTGCCACCTGTTTGTATGAGTGCCCGGTGCTCTCAGATGGGCGAGCCGTACTCCAGCAAGCTGGATGAAAAGACCGGCGAATGGCGGAGCATCTATGCCACCTTCCGTAAGGTCGGTGGAGAGTGGCCGAATGGTATTTGGGAATACTGCGGTCACTGCTTCCGGGGTGAAACGGTGGAACGGGGCAAAGAAATGGCTCATATCCAAAATCTTCTCGCTACTATTGAGAGATGAGGTTAGCATCCGTCGTCTCCCGTCTGTAATTAAGGCGGGAGACGAAAATTTTGGAGGTGTTAATTTTGAAACGGTTTAAGGTGCAAACCGCAGACGGCCACACTTTGCTGCTCTACTATCCCACCCAAGAGAAAGCCTAGGAGAGCTACCCGGACGCCACAATTACGGAACATACCGACCAATCTCATGTGGAGTACATTGAGCGGATGATTGCTACCGCCGACGATTGTAAAACGGCGGAACGCAAAGGTTCTACCGTTTATCTTCTCAGGTTTAATACGTCGGCGGGCATCTGTTTGGCGATGCTTTCCCGAGATATCAGCGACGGAATGTGGTACGACTTGTGCCAGTATCAATTCTGGAAATCCGGGGCACTGGTCGCTCCAATCACTAAGACCCTATCTAATCCGGCTGCGTTTTGTAAACAGTTTCTTTTCCCGAAGTCGGAATACCAAGTGCTTTGCACTGGCGGCAAGCTCCCAAAGCCGGAAGAAATCAGAGGCGTTAGGAAATTCGCTTCTGTCCCTTTTGAGGGAATATGTCAGTGCCAGCTATTCCTAAAAGGTGACGACTTATATATCAAGCATAACGACTACTTTTCAGAAACGCACTCCACCGGAAAGATTGATCCGCGCACCAACATGGAGGAACGGGTGCTATATATTTGCCACGCATGGCTGAGGATTACCAATTTTGTACCATTGGTAAAACTCCTGAACGACGTGGAAATTTCTGCCACAGTTTGGCCTATGCTTCGGGACTTCCACCAATGGCCGGCAGGTGAATATAACATGGAGTGGAACCGCTTTCTGGAGGGTGTAGCGAGGGCTACAAGAAACTATCTGAGCAAAAAGGAGGTAGGTTATGGAACAGAGAACTTGTAATATCATCATGTGCTGCAAGGGGCATTGCAAACTCGCGGGCGAAAATGCTCCGCCGTTGGAGGCCATCGCTGCATACATGAGCGCTGAGTGCGCTTGTCCGAAGGAAGACTACACCGGAAAGCTGATGGAAATGATTTTGAGAGAGGCGCTGTTTGATTATATAGCGGGCGCGGACAAGCCCGGATATGAGCTGCGCCAGCTTCTTCAGCAATATGCCACACGTGACCCCAATCTTTCGGAGCGTATCTACACCTTATTTCAGTTAGCCCAAGTGAGAGATGATAACAGGTATGTCAATGGGTTTACGGATAAATTGCTCCGGCAAAGTGAGATTGATCTTGGAGCCTCCAGAGACAGTATGCCCTGTCTTTTGGATGAAAAGAAGATCGTCAATTATCCTTGTTCTCGCGCCTGCCCGCTTTTTGGAGACTGCGTTACAAAGTGGTATCAGGTAAGAAAAAGAGCTTGACCGGTTAGCAATCCCCCTTTTCTTTCTGTAATAGAAGTGAGGGGCGCGGTTCTGAGAGGACTCCGCATAAAAGCCTCTCTCCAGAAAAAGAAAGATAGAGCAGGTGAAAGAATGAAGTATCAATACCTTAATGAACCGATTCCCCAGGAAGCCCGACAGGAGTTGAACGACAAGATTCTCTATTTGGTAGACCAGGATTTGGCCGAACAGTCTGGGATCTCCCGCGAGGATATCTATAATGCCTATACCGGAGACGGTGGATTGCATGGCCTGAAACGCTCTGACTTCGCCAACTATCATGAGTATGCGGAGGCTAAGAAGGAGATCGAGAACGGTCAGTTCTTTACGCCTCCCGCTCTTTGCCAGTTTATCATGGAGGCGCTGTCCCCTGCTATGGACGAAACGGTAGCAGACCTCACCTCTGGCATCGCCAACTTCTGTAACTTCATGCCGCTGGAGGCAAACTTCTACGGCTGTGAGTTGGACATCAAGTCCCACAAAGTAGCGCACTATCTTTACCCCGCCGCTAATCTGGAACACCGTGATATCCGTTTCTATCAGCCGAATATGCGGTTTGACTATGTAGTGGGCAACCCTCCGTTCAATCTGAAATGGGAGACGGAGGGTGGCGAGATCATCTCTCAGATGTACTACTGCCTGAAAGCGGCGAAGCTGCTGAAGCCTCTGGGCATTATGGCGATTGTGGTGCCGGCGTCTTTCCTGGCCGACGAATATTTGGACGGCGCGAAAATTTCCGAACTGGCAAAAGATTTCTCTTTCCTGGGTCAGGTCTCCATCCAGAAGGATGCGTTCAAATCTCTTGGCGTGGATAGCTACGCTACCAAGATACTCTTTTGGCAGAAGAAGCTGGACACTGCCGACAAGGGAGAACCTTATGCTCTGAACAGCGCCAACTGGTTTAATCTGACCGACATGAATAACGCGGCAGAGCTGCTTGAGATCGTCCGTAAGGAAGTCGTTGCCCCGGCCAGAGAGCGGATGCGGAGCAACAGTGCCCGCGTTAAGCTGGTGTCGATGGGTGGGAGCGATAATGCGTTCGAGTATGAAGTGCGGAAGCTGATGTTCCATATCAAGTCCAACCCCAAACTGATAGACAAATATGCCAAGTGTCAGGAATATCTCTACAAGTTCCGCCATCAGGAACAGCCCAAGGATATGAAGTATGAGCAATGGGCAAAAATCCGTATTACGGAAGCTAAGGTACTGGCCTATCTTCGTCGTGTTATCAAGTCTCAGCATAAGAAGCCCAGCCAGGATGTGGTACGATTGGTCAAGCAGGATGGAGGGCTGATTTACAAAGGGTACAGCAAAAAGGCACAGAACAGCATGAGCGACGGCATGAAACAGCTCGTTCCCTTCTATGCCCTTGCCTCTGGACAAGCGGATGATACAGGTCTTGAGCAGTATGCCCGCCTTATTCGTCGTAAGCAGCGCGACTATAAGCGAGAGACGAAACCTTTTACCGAGATGGAACAGGACGCCGGGATCGCTCAGTTCCTGGATGACTTTACCGTTTATGACAATGAGAACGAGGAGTGGATTCACCTCAATAACACCCAGAAGCACGACCTGAACCTCGTTCTTCAGAAGCGTTATCATCTGTTACAGTGGGAACAGGGTGGTGGCAAGACGCTGGCCGGCATCTCCACAGGTCGGTATCGGATGGAGCGTCAGGGCGCTCGTAACGTGTGGGTGGTGTCCACTGCTATCTCCATCAAGAACAACTGGGATCTGGTGTTCAAAAACTATGGCATGACCAACTATCGGATGATAAAGTGCCTCGCCGACCTTGACAAAGTACAGGATGGGGAGTTCGTTATCATCACCCTGAATATGCTTACCAAGTACCGTAAGCAGATCAAGCGCCATATCAAAATGCGGAACCAGAACGTGTGCTTGGTGTTCGATGAATCCGACGAGATGACCAACCCGGATAGCAAGCGCACAAAGGCTGTGTTGGATTGTTTTCGGAGAGTACGGTTTAAGCTGGAAATGACCGGCACTGTCACCCGGAACAACATCTCGGAATGTGCGCCTCAGCTTGAGCTGCTTTATAACAACTCTTACAATATGCTCTCCTGGGCAGAAGATTTGTATTGCTATGAGAAGGATGACTGTGAGGAATATCTGAACTGTTCAAGTAATCCTTACTACGGCCAGCCCTTCCCTGCTTATAAAGCTGGATACAATCTGTTCGCTGAATCCCATCTGCCTGAGCGGATCACCGTTTTCGGAGTGGGTAAGAAAACCCAGGACATTTACAATGCGGATGTCCTGAACAAGCTCCTCTCCTACTCGGTCATCACCCGGACTTTCGCGGAGATCACCGGCAAAGAGATACGTAGACTTCATCAAACCCCAGTTTCATTCGCTCCTGCAGAGCGTGAAGTCTATCAAAAGGCCATGGAAGAGTTTTTCTCCATGCGCCAGCGGTACTTTGCCCTTACCGGGAATAGTCGCAAGGATAGCATGATGGCGCTGATCCAGCAGATTACTTTGTTGCTCCGTATCTCTGCTGCACCCAACACTGTGGAGGAATACGACAGCCTGAATACGCCGGTCAAAATTCGGAAGGTTTGTGACATGGTGGGCGAATGGAAGGATGAGATTGTAGTTATTGGTGTCCGCCATAAGAACGTGGTGGAAGCATACGCTAATGAAATCCGCAGAAGATTCCCGGATCGGAAGCTGTTTGTCGTGACCGGCTCTACCACCACTCTGGCCGGACGCCGGAAGCTGAAAAATACTCTGAAAGAAAGCGGAAACGGCATTCTCCTTTGTACCCAGCAGTGCCTTCCCTCCTCTGTCAACTTTGAGTTTGTCAACAAAGTTATCATCCCGGAGCTGCATTACAACAATGCGCGGATGAGCCAGTTCTATATGCGGTTTGTTCGCTTTACCTCTACGGACTGGAAAGACATCTATTTTGTTACTTACTCTGGAAGCATTGAGTCCAACCAGATGCAAATGGTTCTCGCCAAGGAAAAGCTGAACCTTTTCATGAAGGGGCAGGACGTGGATCTGGATGAGGTGTACGACCGCTTCGGCGTGGATTATGACCTGATGAGCCTGCTGATGTCTCGTGAGGCAGACGAGGACGGAAACTTCAAAATCTCTTGGGGAGAACAGAAGATCAGCTAATAATAAAACCGCCCTCTTCGGAGGGCGGTTCATTTAGGCCATGTATTTACTGCGGAATATACGAAGCATTCCGTTTTCCCATGCCGTTTTGACATGGCTTCTGCACCATTTTGTGTATCGGTCGAATTGAAGTGCTGCCGCTTGATTGGACAGCCCGTATGTTGCCTTGATCTCAGAAGCGGAACGGATACCCATTTCGCGCAGGATAGGAAGCGGAGCAAGTAAATTCCAGGCGAAGTAGTCTGCCTCGCTCTCGAACTGGTCATAGAAGCCTCTTTGCTCATTGTAGGCGATTTCGGCTCCCTCTATGACTTCCAGATGGCCTATATAGATATGGCCGATCTCATGCGCCAAAGTCCACCGGATACGGCCAGCGTTCATTTCAGCGTTGTAGAGAATAAGATAACGGTTTGTATCTGGATCGTAGTGCGTCGCTCCAGAATTGCTTTTGCATAGAACGGCAACGTCTTGGACAGTGCATCCAGTGACTTCGGCCATTTCCTGATACGATAAAATGCGACAGCTTTTGGGGATGCACTGCAAGAGCAATTCAGGTTGGATGGGGTAGGATACAGAATCCATGTCCTGGTAAAGCTCCAAGACCTTACGCTGTACAAAAACACTCCTCACTATTTTGCCCTCCTTTCGCTACACGGAGACATCATGGGTGCATATTATAACTTATTCCGTGTCCAATAAAACGGACTTCTTCTGCTGCGGATCATTCTCATCGGAAAAAGCGTAGTCAAATCCGATTTTCAGAATACCCATCATGCGGTTTCTATCCTGCTCAGTCATGCGCTCTCTGGCTCGCTGGAGGGTAATATAGTCGGGGTCGCCAAGCATGGTATCGGCAGTAGAGCGCACATTAGAAGCGCCTACCAAGTAGTCAATGGAGACATGGAAATACTCGGCGATCTTGGAGATTTTATCAATAGTTGGAGAAGTAGAGCTTTTCCACCTTCCAATGGAATACTGGCTCATACCAAGTTCGGATTCCAGTTTGTTGATTGTGATGTTATTTTCAGCACACAATTCTTTAATCCTTGTAAAAATGACGGAGTCCATAACACAACCTCCAAACAGAGAATTTGAATGTCACGAATTTTTTCGTGGAAAGCACTTGACAGCACGAAAGTAAGCTGGTATAGTAAATACCAGACACGAACATATTCGTGAATTTAAGTACATCATATCACACGTTTTCAGTTTAGTCAACCTAATACTTATTTGGAGGCGCGTAAAAATGCACATCGTAAACAGTATGGCAGCAAACTTCGGCAAATATGATTTGGATGTCAGCGCCGTGGGGATGCGGAGTATCAGCGAGACGGACATTAAGCTCCCGTACACTGGTGTCCTCCCCGTACAGATGTCAGCGTCCTCTGGTGCCTATGTCTACCTCAACGTCCAGCTGGCTCAAGGCGCACGCCTGGTTCTGGTTACGCATGGGAAGGGCAAGGATATCAAGCGTCCTCTCGAAGCGTCCAGTGAAGAGATTATCGCTTTGCTGGATGGGTTTTTCAAGCAAAACCAAGACGCTACCGGCCTTGCTCAATATTGGCTCGGTGTATGGCAAGCTCATTATACGGAATGGAGAAAGATCGTGACCGGCCCGGATCGGCTGTTGACAATCCTCTCTTCCCTGTCCGTAACGGATCGTGAGTTCCTGTATAAGCATATGATGGACGTGCCGACGACAGAGTGAGGTGAAGCGGATGTCCCCGAAAAATTTCGCAAATAATTTTCTTGTTTGCTATTGACAATCTCAGCTACGTATGGTAAGATAGCAACATAGAAAATGATTTGAACGGATTGGAGAGGGGAATATGATCCGTAACAAATTCTTTGAAGACCCGGACGGCGGCTATGCTAAGGTAGGCGTCAAGAAAAACTTTGATATCGCCTGGAAAAAGGTTCTGGCCTATGAAGAGCAGACAGGCCAATCGCTGGACAATGGCTTTACTAAGGAACAGTATGTGTCCATGTTCAACTCCATGAGGGTTCGTCACACCAGCATTTTCTTCAACTATAAAAGCCATGTGATGAGCTATGTGCGATACCTGATTGCCAATGGCGTGCTGCCGGCAGAACAGGAAAGCATTTTGGCCTCCGTCACTGTGGACGACCTGAAAATCAACGAGACCAGCGGAGTGCAATACTACAAGAACTTGGGTATGCTCCACCAGGCAATCCAGGATTCCATCAAAGTGTCCGAGTGCTACGATGAAACCTTGTTTGACCTGCCCGCTGTAATTCTTTACCTGGCTTGGTTTGGATTGACCGAAGAGCAGATCATCAATTTCCCCAAGGAAGATGTGCTTGATGACGGCGTGATGATAAACGGCGAGAAGACCGAGATGCCGTTTGAAATCTTGCAGATATTCAAGCGTCTGAGGGATGCAGAGGGATACTACCAGCAGGCCAGAGGTGTAATCTTCCGTGCCTATGTCTATTCAGATAATCTAATTCGGACGGAGCGGAACAGCAAGATCAACGTCTCTAAGATGCAGGGTCTGGTAAATCGTCTGAATACCCTGATGGACGGTACCTACTCGCTACGGTACAACGTAATACACCAGTCCGGTATATTCTACCGTGCTCATCTGCTGGAATGCGAGAGCACCCAGTTCAATCTGGAAGACCCGGAGTTTGCGTCTAAGGTGTTCTGCGAGGATCTGTCCAGCAAGGTCAAGCACACAGCCCGGATCAGAGACTACAAGCTCTACAAGCAACTATTCTACTAAATGGCTTCGGCCATTTAGTTCTTGGATAGCAACAAAGAAAATTATTCTGTAAGAGGAGTGAAAGCAATGAGATCCCGTAAAAACGCCGTCCCCGTACCTGTCACCCGCGATCTCCTGCAAGAAAAGCAGACTGAGGTTGCTCGTCTGGCTCGTCAGGCAAGCGAGGCGGTAGACATTGTTACCAGAACAATGAATGAGCTGGAGGGTATCAACCAGCAGATCGACAACGACCTGGCTGAGATCGACACCTATTCCAAGGAACTGGCCGCGACACGCGCCGCCATGTCCCAGCAGCGGAAGAACAATACCGCTATCATCGCCAACTTCGCAAAGCTCCTGGATACCAGTCCCGCAGAGAGCGTGAGTGAGTAATTCATTCGGTTGACCAACCGGAGCATGAGGCGCTAACAGCAATTTTACAACTATCAAACTTTTACTTTGACTCAATGCGTCTCGTTGAAAAGCGTGGAGGGGTAATCCTAACTGGTAAGGAAGCAGTTTGCTAAACTGTTAGTAATCCGAAAGGGTGTGTGGGTTCGAGTCCCATCCCCTCCGCCAAGCCGCAATAGCGGCGAACTCTTTATCACCTCCTCTCTCTGACGGCGGGAAAGACCGCTGACGGCCCGGAAAGACGGGCGACATGGGAGCGTCCGGTGGCAGCTCATAACGTGTAATCGACGGTGGACACGCACAGCAATTTTACCTTGAAAGTCTGCAAAACTTTTGCTTACGGTTCGACTCCGTAGCTCCTAAAAAACCGTCATCAATCTATAAGGAGGGTCGTGTGTGTCATGAAGAAGTTCCTGGCTATCGTTCTGTGATTCAAAGTGATCAGCGGCAG